CTAAGGCGTTCTTAATGGCTGCTAAGTTCTCTGCTGAAACCTCAACATTGGCCACCTTAATGCGAAATTCGTAGGTCTTTTGTGTGTGATACAAATACTGCGAAAATGTTTTCATGGTAAAATCCTATATCAATATTTATATTAATTTAACTTCTTTTGGTCTTTGCCTTGACTTAGGATTTGTCTTAATAGCTCGTTGCGATCAAGAACAACAGCCTGCCCATCAACTGCCTTGCCAGCTTCGGCGCCATCTGCTTTGGCCGCAGCTTGATCTAAACGCATTTTTTTAAGTTGTAGATCTACGGTGCGTAGCTTTTTATCAATCTTTGCCTGCTTGGCTGTAATAGCATGCCCTAGCAATACACCAGCAGTTTGTAGTATAGTTCCGCTGTATCGTGCTTCAACGTTCATGCCTAAATCCATTAGATCCTCAAACTTTTGCTTGGCCAAATTGCTTAGTTCATCTAGCTCTGAGTCAGCAGTGTCTAAATCATGTACTTGTGGCAGGGCTTGATCAATGCGATCAATGATGTTTTCTGCGCTGGCTAGCTCGGCTTTTTGCCCTTCAATATCTTCTTGGACATTGGTTGTGTCCTCAATGGGAGGCAAATCAAATAGTTGTTCGAGTTTTTTGGTCATACCATATTTAGCGGGTTTTTTTGACGCCGCTAAAGATATCTTCTTCGGTTACTATACGGAACTTTAGCCCTTGTTGGGCACACCAAGCCTTGGCCGCTGTCCATTTTGCTTGATTTAGTATAGCGGCAGCTTGGTCCCTGGCGCTACGAGCATTTTCCATGCTTACTTCTTTGCGTGGTTTTACTTCAACAACTTCGGCGTGCTTTTGGTCACTGCGATCCATGTAGATGATTAAAAAGTCAGGAACATATATGGTATTCTTTCCAGTAAAAGGATTACGATAAGGGACCATAAAAGGCTCACTGGCCCACTGCAATATAGCAGGATTGTTATCGCAGAATCTCATAAATGTATGTTCCCAACTGGACCTATAGGTTGGGGTCTTTTTACCTATGTACTTTGTTTCGTTGAGTATTTGATATTTGCCATTGGCATACTTTGACATTTTATGCTCGAATCATTCTTTCAACATACTTAGTGGTACGTGGTGCATTGTTGATGCCCAGAAAACTAGTGCCAACTCTGTTTAAGTTTAAGAACATGGTAAGATAGGTGCTTAGGTTTCCTGCAGGAATCTTTTGGAACTCTGCTAGGGTAGACATTGGGTCAACACCTTGACTCACGCTGGTTAGTATTACTGCGCTAGCCAGTGCTCGTGCGCCAGCTTCGTTGTCTGCAACCTGTAGGAAATAACCAAGTATGGCGTCATCAACGTTTTGACTAACATTAATGTCACCTAAATAAATGTTATTAAAATAACTCTTGGTAGTTTGTTTACTGGCGCTGGTTGCGCCTAGGTTTGATGCTGGTGCTGCCATATTATCCTAGATTTGATTTTTGTGTTTTGAGTTCGGCTGTTAGATCTTTAGCCGAATCATATTTTTGTTGTGCTGCGGTTAAAGCGTCCGATGCCTCAGACACTCGATCATTTTGTTGGCCAATAATCTTTTGTAAGTTTCTCATTCTAAAGCTTTCAGGATCTTCGCCTGCGGCCAGTCGTTCATCGTAACGATTTTGGAACATATCTCTTGTACCTTCTGCGTCTTCTTTAAGTTGATTAGCATTGGTATACTCTATTCTTGCAGCTTCTGTTTTTCTATCTGCAACCTTTATGTTGTTATCTATTTCTTGTCTTTCTGCGGCAGCATTCATTGAGCCTTGATTACTGCTAGGTGTATAGTCATCTTGGTCGTTAACACTAGGCTCTCCGGAATAGGTTTGATCTCGTTGCATCGAGGCTAGTACATCTTCTTCTGTAGGAGAAGGTAAGTCTTGGTAGGGACTTTCAGGATAAAAACCAGATTCGTCAGCACTGGCAGCAGTTACTTCACTACTGCGTCTACTAGAGAATAATGACGCAGCTCCTAGTCCTGCAACCCCGGCTAACCAACCACCGGCACTTCCTCCGGCACCAGATCCACCGCCTCCACCAATGCCACTTAATAGACCTGTGATCATTGATCCCCCACTAGAAGAACTGCTAGATCCAAACAGGCTTGGCACAGAAATAGGATTGTTAGGGTTAGTATCTCTCATCATACCAGTACCCATACTGAGTATTTCACCTATAGCAGCCTTACCTAGGTCCATGCCTTTGGCCGTTTGTAATGTTCGACCGGCTTTAAATATTGCGGCTCCCCAGTTTCCGTTGCGTACATCTTCCATGATGTCTCCACCAGACTCAAGTATGCCGCCAGCACCAAATATGCTCTTGCTACCACCAGCTAAGGTCAATGGACTTGGGGCTGTGTCATAGTGTAAATTGACGAATCCATTGACCGTATCTTTGCTTACGGTTCCATAATAATATAACACACTTTCATACTCAATGGCCATGTCATGTTGCATTGTAGTATTGTTGGCATCATGTGCGTGTTCACCGTGTCTAAAAGATTTAATAATAGGATTGATTAAAATGTATTCGCTAAAACGCTTCTGGTGCAGACTATAAATTCTAATGGCATTTAGATAAGGCCCTGTACTAACGTTACGAGGTGTATATCCCCACTTGGTTGTAGGTCTAGTAGGCTGATACTTGTGCTCCATGGTATACATAGAGGTACTACCGTTATCTCCAGTGCTGTAGTCGGCATCTCTGTAATAATAGTTGTAGTAGTCAAACCAAAAGTTTCTTATAACATCTGCGCTGTCGTCATGAAAGGCAATGTTAATCGTTTCATAGTTTATTTTTGTTTGAACAAAGTTAGGTCTGTTGTAGGCGTTGTACTTTTTAACATCAATGTTAAACTTAGGCAAACTAACAGATTTAACCAGCATACCAATCTCATCTTTAAAGTTAGGATTAGTAGGATTGTTAGCACCCACGTTGGGATTTATATCAAATGCCACGTGGAATAAGAACCCGTATTTAGGCGACAGCCTATAATTATCCGCTACAAATAGTTTACTAGCGTGTCGGTAGTCTCTGAGGTTATCACCGGTCAAGGCCTGTGTAGCCATTTTGCCAGCAAACTTTAATGCGTCGGAAAAGATATCTGCCATAGTAAAAATATTTATGCCATAAAAAAAGCCCGGAGAACCGGGCTTCGATGTGAACCAAGTGGTCTTTACATTGTTATGTTCTGTCCAATGGTACGTCCAATAAAGGTACCAATACCAACTCCACCTGGGGTTTGAACTGCGTTATCAAACTTCAATGTTAAAGTGATCTGCACAGGTTCTGTGGTGCTGCTGTAGTTCAATTCGCCGTAAGCGGCATTTTGAATATAGCAACCATATAGTTCCCATGTCTCTAACACGGTTGGCTCGTTAACGCCGTTGCCACCGTCTAGCATTTCGCAACGTGTAATAAACTTATAGTCAATACCAGATGCGGCACTGCTTTGTTCCATGAAGTCAAATTGTTTCTGTAGCTGTTCACCAATCAACTTGGTAACATTACCTGCGGCGTCGTCACGTAGAACAACTTGAACATCGCCCCAAGTTGGTTTGCCAGCTAGTTTAACAATGCTGTTATAAACGTGTACTTCAACATCGCCAAATGTTACGGTTGGACGACCGAAGCTTACTACCTGCTTGGTTAGTTCAACTCGGTTAGAGCTAACGCCAAATCCTTCAAAACTTGCCCTAAAACGGAAGGGCAGTTTAGGCATTAACAGACCTTGGCTGCTAGCACTTGCGTCACTAGCTAGTGGTACTGTGAATCTTGTCAACGATGCGACTGCCATATTATTCTCCTGTTACAATATTTATTTGTATCTTATTCGACTAATGGAGCAGTTGCCTGCTCCATTATATACCTATATTATGCGGTTCCTTTGATCGAGCCGGGATTCTTCAATCTGATAGGAACATAGATAAACTCTACGGCCTTCATTGGCTCAATGGCGATATCAACATACAATTCGTTTCTTGCGATACGATCGCTGGTGTTATTGCTGGTGTCACAGACTACTAGGTAGTCATAGATGCCGCGCTTGACAATCAAGTCGTTCAGAACACTCTCTACAACCTGTTTAACTTGGTCACGAGTGATCTTGTCGTTTGGTTCAAACAAGAACTGGTTAGCCAGGGCTTGTAGAACAACACGTAGGTAGTTTACCAAACGTGCTACGTTTACACGGTCTAGGCTGCTGGTTGTTGGGTTACGTGTCTTCTGACCGTAAACAACTAGGCCTGTACCTTGTAGCAATGTGATTGGGTTTAGGTTCAACTCATATAGAGCATCACGTAGACCGTGGTTAATACCAGTCTTAATGAATAAGCCGCTGTTAGCATCAACATAACCAATGGCTGTTGCATTATCAACTAGTCCACGACGTGTACCAGCTGGAGCAAACCATTGATAGCTTAGGTTGTCACTACGGATAAATGTACGCAACATAATGTGGCTAGCAGGAACAGCAATCTCATTACCACTTAGGTCGTTGGTTAGACCAGCTGGGTAGTATAGAGCAACATATGGATCGTGGTTAACAGCTACATTATTGTTATAGCTGGTAATTTCGCTAATAGTGCTTTGTAGTGTCATTGGTGTGTCGCCAATGATAAAGCCGGTGTTAGCACGGTCGTTGTTCAATGCAATTAGGTTAGGTACTAGTTCTGGGTAGCCAGGGCATACTAGTAGGTTAAAGTTGTAACCTTCTTCACGGATGTCTGGGTTGCCATCTAGTGCAGCCTTTAGTGCTTCAACGATTAGAGCACGTTGAGCATGGTGTCCGGCATACATGCTACCATCTTCCTTGCTACCACTTTCAGTGATCCAAGCTGCCTTAACAGCAGGTAGGATGTCATCTGGGTATGCTTGTGCATTGAAGTGATCGCTAACAAACTTCTTAACGTTGTAACCGCTACGACGTGTGTTGAACAGGATAGTTCCACGTGGGAATAAGCGATAGTCAGGAGCGTCAATGTCCAAATAGTTGCTGTGTTGCATGTCAGCTACATCTGGATAGTCGCCGCTGATTGGATCAACGGTACCACTGGTATCCCAACGTGCATCAGCAAATATAATACCATTGCTGCTTACGCGGTCTGTGTTGTCAATTAGTTGCCACTTGCCTGTAGCTGTATAGCGATATAGTCTTGGATAGTTTTCCAAGTCGCCGCTGTCCAGCCAAATGTCTCCGGCAACTAGTTCGCTGTTG